GCGCCCCTCCGACGCCGCCTTGCAGGGCGTCATCACGATCTCGCTCTCTCCCTCATCGAACGTCATGCCCTACCTGACTGAGACGGCGACGCATGAGGCGTTCCACGTCCTTCAGGATTACTACAGCAAGTACGATCCGCAGTTTGACAGGCTCATGGGTCAGAGCTTCCGCGACAACATGATGATTGGGGACGTTGACCCGACCATCCGCAGGAAGCTTGAGCAGGCTCGCTATCCGAACTCCAGCAAGAGCTACTGGCAAGTTCTGAGCGAGAGCCTGCCCAATGTGATCGAGGACGCCAAGGAAGCCCAGGCTTACGTCTTCGCCGCGCTGATGGATGCGTCTCGTCGTGGCGTGCCTATGACTGGGCTGAAGCCTGCCTTTGCTCGCTTCGTGAATGTGATCAAGAACTTCTTCTCGAAGATGGGCAGCGCGCTGCGCGGCGACGGATTCCAGACGGTCGAAGAGGTTCTTGGCCGCGCTGCTCGTGAGGGTGGCCGACGCTTCGACCAGATGGCTGCGCCGACCGAGCAGGACTTCCCGTCGCGCGGGGCGCAGGCTTCTGCCCGCAACCTCGCTGAGATGCCGGGCGTCGATGTGTCTGAAGGCAACAAGCTGGGATTTGAGCCTGCCCTTCGGGTGCGAGCAGATGTTGATGAAAGCACTCTGCCCAGGCTCGCGCTGATTTCTCAAAGCACGGACAACAAGAACGCGGCTCGTCAGCTTGCTGCGCTTGATGACACCCTGTCGAAGTTCCCCACTCCTGAGAACTCCGCTGAAGACTGGGCGAAGATGGAGGCTTATGCCTTCTCATCTCCGGAAGTCCCGATCCCGCCGTACAACTTCATGCGGGACATTAATGGCGGTGCGGTTGACCTTCTCCGGACGCTCACGAAGGGGCAGATCGAGGATGCCGATCATGGCTTCCGCAACGCCCGGATGTTCCGCCAAGCATACATCAACAAAGAGCTTAGCCCGGTCACAACAGGCAAGCTCTTCATGTGGTCTTTCCTGTCTCGCGGAGTTTCGCCGTACACGCAGGAGAGTCTCTTCGTTGATGCCTTCGATGGGGCAGATCAGTGGATTAGGAAGGCGGCTGCCGGTGACTTCACTGAAGCCGACTTCCCTGCTTACGAGCGCTGGGCAAAGTCTGTCGCCCCGAAGGGAAGTGGTCAGCCCGGAGCCGGAGCTACCCACAACCTCAACGCATTCGGAAAGAGCTTCCTCTTCAAGATGTCTAGGCGGGACGCCCCTGGCGGCATCTCGCGCCTTCAGTATCTTCACAACCTGATGGAAGACCCGACCAGCACAGGCAAGGGTATCCGTCGTGAGTTTGTGAAGATGGCGTCTGATGGCGTCGGCATCGACAACAAGGTTGTCTCCTTCACCCTGCTCGTGTCTGGATTCCCAGACGTGATGGTCCTTGACCGCGTTCAGATGCGACGTCTCTGGGACGATGGTAGGTTCAACAACAAGAACCTGTATGACGGAGAGACCGAAGAGCGCGTTGTCAACGGAGAGAAGAAGCGCGTCACAAAGACGGGCACATCCCTTGCTGAGCTTACCTATGGCGCGCGTGGCCTGCTCATCTATGAAGCTATCGAAAGGGCGCTGGAGCGCAGGATTGCCAGCATCTATGGGGCTGTTGGCCGACCGCAGGACGCCAGCGTTGGGCGATATCATTGGGAAACTTGGGTTGCGGACAGCCAGCAAGAGGCGTCGCATGGCAGCATCGACGCCATCCTTTCTGACGCTCGCGGCGACGACAGGGCGATTGCTCGCGTTGTAGCCAAGCAGGGAGAATACGGCGGGTACGAGTATGGCGCTCGCTACGGGAGAGACGAGCAGGGCGTTCCGTACTTCATCTATGACGCCGGAACCGGGCGGGATATGAAGTTCAGTGTTCCCGCCTTTCGTGGGTTTCTCACTGATGTGAAGATTCCTGCGAGCGGAGTTGTGCCTGCAAGTGTTGGTGAAAAGCCAATGCTTGATGCGGACGGCAATGCAGTGCTGTATAAGGTTGGACCTAACAAGGGCCAGCCTCGCACCGAGCCTATCCCTTTCAGCGTTTCGGAGAGTGGGAATGCCCCCTGGTACACGCGACCCGAAGTCAATCGAGAGAGGCTCCAAGAGCTTGCTTCGTCCTGGGCGGATCGAGGAGGCGGCACAGGCGAAAGAGCGAGAACTGTTTTCGCTGATGCTGCGCGGGCCGAAGCTTCCGCTCGCGACAGAGCCGGATCCGGGTCAGCAGCAGAGCTAACCAACGAGCAGACTGAGGAACTGATCGACCAGGGCGTCGCCGCCCTTCAGTCTGCCGCGCTCAACGTCCAAGCTTCTGCGCGTGTTGGTGACATCGTCACCGACGTTGAGGTCATCGAGGCATCCGGAACGAGAGCCAAGGCGAACTACGTTATAGTTGCCGACCTCAAGTCTGGTGGCTATCTGAACATTGACCTGTCGGTTGATGATGGGCTTCTGAAGGTAAACGTCGTTCAGGGTCTGAATATTCAGAAGAACCCCTTCAAGTACAAGACGGATGGTTTTGGGATTTATTCTGAAGGCGTCGATCTCACCTACACTGGGATGAAAGAACTCTCGCGCCGCGTTCTTGAAATCCTGCTGCGGAACCACCCCAACATCAACGAAGCTCAGGGCTTCCGGGTTGCTGGTGCCCGTATGAGGGCGGCTCGTGAGAGGGGTGAAGAGAACAACCTCGAACGCCTGAAGGCCCGAGCGAAGCTTAGGATTCCCCAGGCATCTGCCCGTTCTCCGCTTGCCGCCGATCCTGCCTTTGCCGTCATGCGAGACAAGCTGACGGGCAAGGAGATCGACAAGCCCAACGTCTTTGCTGACGGGCTTCGTAGGTTTGTTGGAGCCCTGCCGGGCGAGAATCTTTCTTCTGCCCTCGTGCGGACCTCCGTCAATCGCGCTGGTGCAGGGTGGATGATTGACACCCTGTCTAAGCAAAAGGGCATGACCGTCAGGAATGTCGGTCAGGCTATGGAGATTGCGCTCAACAACAGCGGTCGTGTTCAGATGTACCTGAATCATGGCCCACTCGCATACGATCCGAAGACCGGCGACGTGAATGTGCGCGATGACGTGCCGGGCCTAATCGACGCCATCAAGGGTAAGCTCAACGTTGCAGACAAGAGGGAGGCACAAGCCTACCTTGTCGCTCTTCGTGAGCGCGATCTTCGTAAGGCAGGAAAGAAGGGCTTCTTCAACCTGACCGACAAGGAGATGAACGCCATCATCTCCAAGGCTGAGGCGGCGCACCCTGAGTGGAGGCAGATGGCTGCTGACATTCAGCGCATCAACAAGGCGCTGCTCGACTTCGCTGTCGCCACTGGCACTCTTGATCGTGCCAAGGCTGATCAGCTTGGCAGCATGTTCTACACGCCCTTCTACCGGCAGGCCGATGAGGACGTGAAGGGCGATTCAGACGCAGTCGTTGGGCCGCGTCTGTCTCAGAGCCTCACTCGCGTTAAGAGCGCCTTCGATGTCAGCGTGAAGGGCGGAGAGAATCCGCTTGGCGATCTGTTCGAGAACATGATCCGCAACGCCGACGTGATCATGAAAGCTGGCATGAAGAACGTCGCCATGAGCAAGGCGGCTGAGGCGTTGCAGGATGTCGGCCTTGGTCGCCCAGTGAAGACGCGCGAGACGGGCAAGACCATTACCTACCGCGTTAATGGGCAGGATAGACACTTCGAGGTTGATGATCCCGCCTTCTACATCGCCCTTGCTGGAGCGCCGCGTGAGTTCACGAACGGTATCTATCAGACGATGGCGACGATGGCGGGCTTCTTCCGCGACATGGTGACGCTGGCACCGAGCTTCATGCTGGCGAACCTGTGGCGTGGTAAGATCATGGCGTATGTGCAGGAGGGAACTCCCCTCTATGCAAATACGTTCGATGGTCTGAAGCAGGCCCTTCAGTCCAGCGCGTCCTATAAGGCCATCGCCGCACAGACTGGCTTCGGTGGCTACACCTACGGCATGGGCGAGCGTGATGCTGCCGCCGCCTTCGAGCGTGAGATTGCCGGGCTTGGCTACGGCCCTGGCGGTCTGATGCGTCGCGCCTTCGACACTCTCCAGAAGGCCAGCGAAGCGACGGAAATGGCCGAGCGCATCAAGATTTATGAGCGCATGAAGGCTCAGGGGATGAGCGACAAGGACGCTGCATTCCAGGCTTATCTCCTTGCGCCGTTCTCTCGCAGGGGTATGGGCGGTGGCTGGATCGGCTCCACCGTCAACTGGCTTGTGCCTCTTGTGCCGTTCTTGAATGCCAAGATTCAGGGCATGTACCGCCTTATCGAAAACGAGAAGGGCGACAAGACGGTTGGCGTGTGGAAGGTCCGCATGGCGCGACAGATGTTCCTGCGCGGCCTTGTGGTCATGGGCCTGTCGCTGGCGCTTGCTGCCAAGAACATGGCGGATGAACCTGAGCGTTGGGATAACGAGAACCCTGACCTCAAGTTCCGCTACGACATCTGGTATCTGCCGAATGACAACAGGATCCTCCTGCCTCGAGCCTTTGAAATCGGCTCCTTCTTTGGTGCGCTGCCTGTCTTTATTCTCGACGCCATCCGTCGCAACGACAGCAGGGACTTGGGCAAGGCGCTAACCGATCTAGGCACCTCGACCTTCTTCTTTAATCCAATCCCCCAGGCTGCTGTGCCTGTGCTGGGTGCCTTCACGAACTACGACTTCTTCCGTAGCCGCTCACTTGAGACGGCTGGTGATGCGAGCAAGCTTCCCGAAGAGCGCGTCAATCGCAGCACGAGTTCCGTCGCCAAGGCAATTGGCGAGACGTTCGGGGTCAGTCCGATCCGGGTTCAGTATGTGCTTGAGGGATACTCGGGCACGATTGGCTCGACTGTCTTGGCTGGCTTCGACAGCATCCTTTCTTCCTTCGGGATGATCCCTGGCAAGCCTGCTGGTGCGTTTGGCGATCCGATGAGCATGCCTGCCATCATCGCCGGTCTGACTGGAGCGAACCGCTTCTATCGAAGCGATGACCAGAGTGCGACTCGCTTCATTGGCGAGTTCTACAAGATCAAGGAGATGACGGACCAGCTTGTGCGGTCTCAGAACATGGCTATGGAGACACGCGACCTTGATCGTTTGGCAGAACTGCGTGGCGATGCTGGTCTGCCCCTGCGTCTGAGGCCGATGGTCAATCAAGCCTCGACGCAGATCACTGAGATCAACAAGCGCATGGCTCGCATCGAGCGCAGCGATATGGACTCGGTGTCTAAGGCTGACGCGCTGCGTCCCTTGAGGGAGCAGCGCGACATGGTGGCAAGGCGTGTTGTTGAAAGGGCTAGACAGATCGGCGCTTACTGAGCGCCGTTCGCAATCTCTTCCAGGATAGCTGCGTAGCCTGCGATATCGACGTGGCTATCCTGGTGCCCAGGGCTATGCATCAGCCGGGCGACCTTCACCATGAGCATCATCATCGCCACATCGTAGGCGGTGATGTCCCCGCTGGGGCCATTGCTGACACGGGACTCATGCAGCCATGCGTTCCACAGGTCAGCGATGCGCTGGTGGTTGATCGTCTTGTCGCCGTAGTCCTGAGCGCGCTGCCCGCCAACAAGGGCGGCAGCATGTTCCAACATCTCAGAAGCTTTCACTGTCAAACTTCTCCCTGAGTTCGATGAAGGCGGCGCGAGCTTCGCGATTGTCTTTCAACTCAGACCGGCTCTCGATGTCGCAGTAGGCCTTGATGCCTTCAGCGCAGTCTTCTTCAGACATGGTGAGGGCAAGACCCCGCCTCACCATCCACCTCTGGAACTTCATGTTGCGGCAGAGCATGCCTGCGGACTGCACGGCTCGCTCGCCTTCCTCCATGTCCTTGCCCTTGATGGGCCTGTCATGATCATCGACGGGCAGCATGCCGACCATGTAGCGGCTACCGGGCCGTGCGGAGAGAAGGTCAACAGGAACCTCGTCAGGGTGAATGGTCAGGGTCATGTAGGTGCCCTTCCCGTCCTGCCGCATGGATGTCTTGATGGCCTCGAACTTCAGCCAGGGTTGCTTGGGTTCTGTCATTATCCCTCCGGCACCTCGTCAGAGTTAGATGGGGGCTTTCGCCCCCACCAACTTACGCGACCCGCCACACGCGGATCGTGGTGTCGCCTTCCTGAGCAGCGCGGAAGGAACCCTCAACCTCGCAGTTGCGGATGAAGTTACGCATAGAGGCAAGCTTGTACTCAGCGCGGAAGCTGTCGCCCGGCTGCATTTCCTTCATGGTGACGAGCATCGCATCACGCTGCTTGGACTTGCGGCCCGTGTAGCGGCGCGGGATGGGAATGCCCTTCTCGATCTCAAACATCAAGGATCTCCGTTATGACTGCATAGACTGGCGCGTCATTGCGCTCAGCCCAAACTGCTCCGTGCAGTCCAACCTCATCCCCAATCTTCCAATCCTGCCCATCAGACTTGGGCAGAACGTCTAACTCTCGCAGGATCAATCCAGCATAGTGGGGGTTGATCGCTTTGACCCGCGTCGTTCGCACCACTCCACCGGGTCCACCCCCTTCAGATCCCACCATGTCTTCTCGTCTCCGTATGAGTGAAGCTCAGCGTGATGATCGGCGCAAAGAGGAACAGCCCAATCATCGCCGCTCTTCTTCCCCATCGCGGAGGGTTCGGCAAACATCAGGTGATGCGCCTGCGACCACCGCTGGCATATCAGACAGCCCTGTGTCCGGACCCAGGCAAGACGCTTGTTGTCCTTGCTTCTCACCAAGCGTCTCCCTGTTCCTCTCAAGCCATTCGACAAGATCTATCTGTCGAGGATCAGTGCGGTATGTGTATTCCACCACCGCACCTCACCGATCAGAAGGGAATGTCGTCGTCAAAGGCAGGCTTCGGCTTCGGCTTTTCCTGCTGCTTATTTTCGGAGAGCGAGATCGAGTAGTACTTCCCGTTCTGACCCTCCCTGACCCAGCCAGCCATCCGCATCTTCAGCGGCTCGTTCTTCTTGGCAAGCTCGACCAGCGCCTTCAGCGTCTCCATGTTGATCTCAACGTCTCCGCTGAGGTCAGGAGCCCTCTCGTTGGTCTTGTTGCGGTTGATGAAGAGACGCCCGCCGTAATACTTCTTAGTTTCCATCAGACTTCTCCTTCTGTAATTCCGTGCGCCTCTTGGTGAAGGCGGCGGTGGCGCGCTTCAGCGCGTCGGGGTTGTGTTCCTTCAGAAGATTGCGGCCACTGTAGTTATCGGACCAGCACTGCTTGAGGTCCTCTTCCGTCTTTGCCATCTCGGCTGCGGTGATGAGGGCCGCTTCAGTCTGTTCCGTCTCGACCTTCGGGGCAGCATCCTTCTTCGGGGTGTCCGTGCCGATCCCGATGATGTCAGCCGGGTTCGTCTCGTCAGCGTCCCCGTCCTTCTCGCCCGTAGCGACGGAGAACAACTGACGCATAAAAACCTTGTCCAGATAGGACATGGCAGAACCAACGGTCTGTGCCCCCTGGATCGGGTGGATGATCGTGAGGGTGGTGAAGTCCTTGATGAAGTCACCCTTCACATGCATCAGAGACACGTTGTAGGTGGCCTTGATGATGCCGGTCTTGCCGACGTCAGGCATGATCTGGAAGTCGCTCTCAGACGCGATCCAAGACAGGCCATTCTTGGCGGCAGCGACAGCCACCTTCTCGTAGTACGTATCAATAGATACGTACCTGTATCTGCCATGAGGGTTCATGGCAGACTTGCCAAGGCTACCGACTTGCTCGCGCGTGTCGATGATAGCCTTGATGGTTTCTGGCTTCATGCTTCTCTCCTTCAGTGAGACTATCCTACCCAATCAGAGGAGTTTGTCAAGCTGAGGAGGCGTCCATCCTTCCGGCTTGAGGATCTTTCCATCGGCGCGCTTTTTCACAAGCCCCGTCTCAGGATCCACCTTTGCCATATTAGACCGGATAACTTCCTTCCAGCCATCATCCATCGGGAACCCGGCAGAGTGTCCTGCCCCAATGCAAACAACGATGATGTCGAGAAGTGCGTCGAAACCAGCAACCTTGTCCTGGTTTTCGAGAGACTCGAAAAGCTCCTCAACCTCTTCGGCAATCAGATCAATGTAGAGCTTAAGCTGCTCATCGTTGTACGTGCCAACCGTCTGGCCGCAGGCCAGCATGAACTTGGCTTGGTCGTCAAACACGCTCATTGGTTCAGTCCTTCTTCTTGGTCAGCTTGCCCAGGATGATCTCTGCGCCCGGTCCCATCTTGATGTTCTGTGCCGACAGGACGTGGTTGGGCAGAAGAGCTTCGAGGTTCTGCATCTCGTGAGGCGGCAGGGTGAAGCTCCACCGATCCCCGATCCTGCTGCCGAACTTCTTCCACTGCACTTCGTTGAAGTCAGCCACACACTCGGCTGTCTGATATGGCTCAGTCATTTGCTTACTCCTTCTTCCTGAGGGGGCGCAGCGCGCTCTGCGGCACGAACCACGCAGCCGGTCGGTCTCCGTGTGTCTTGAGCCACTCGTCCTTCCTGCCTTCTGCCCCACGAATCCAGCCATGAACTCGAAGGCGGGTCGGCGTACCCGTCACCAACACATAGACATCTTCGGGCTTGTCATCGTGCCGTATGATGAGGTCGTAGTCTGGCCTGCTGCGCGTGCGGACTTGCACCGAGTGACCGAGATCCGCCCGCTTGAAGCTGGCGACATCCCCGCCCCAATAGCGGTTCAGCACACGCGCCACAGCCAACTCTCCCGCAGCACCAAGGACGTGGATGCTAAGAAGATCCGCGTCTGATTCCAGACCATGATTGGGCTTGCGCTTAAACTGAAGGCTCTCTGAGTGCCTGAGAGTTCCGACAGCCGCAGCCATAAGATACTCGCTCGGGCTCAGCGCGACATCATGATGCATCACGCCTCCTCCCTTCGCTTCGGGGCAGGAGTTTCCACCGCTCTCATAGCTTTCATGACAGACCTGTAGTCGGCCATCGCCCTCTCTGCTGCCGCCTCAAGCTGCACTCTTGCCGCCTCAAAGCCAGCGCGCCAGCCCTCAGCAAAGTCGGTGGTGATGCGCTCGTTCTTCATCGGCAATCCCCAGGGTTTCGCACAGGGCCTGTCGCACTTGGCGTTGTCACCGTGCGGATCGCACTCACAGTGATAGACGCCGTCAGTCATCGTCCCCCTCCACCACTTGCCTTGCGGTGACGAGGCGGTCGATCATCTCGTCAACCAGCCTTGAGGCGTATGTCTCGCCCTTCACCTCAGCCTCGTCGGCCAGCGTCTTCAGAGCGCCCATCGCCTCATCGAACAGGCGGAAGAGCCGTTTATAGTCACTCATTGTTCGTCCCCCTTACCTCTGCCCACAGCTTCCAGATGTCCTCCATATCCCTGAGATACTTATGTCTCAGGGCAGGATGAACATCTCTGATGTCGCCGTGCGTGTGGTAGTCGATCCTCACATACGCCTCAGCATCATCAAGCACACTCTCAACCAACTCGCGGCTGACAGTCACCTTGCCGTGCTGCTGGATGACAGCCTTGGCATGGACCACCACAAAGCCCTGCGCGGCAAGCCGCTCGAAGGCTTCGGTCGCTAGCTTGTCTGCCTCGATGAAGCCGACGCTACGTTCCAGCATGTTGCAGATGATGGTGTATGGGCTCATGCCTTCGTCAGACATGGCTGCTCTTCTTCAGTTCCATGATGGCATCCATCATCTCTTGGTCGCGGTTCATGATCTCATGAAACGTGAGGCCGTCTTCATTCACAGGCCGGTCTGCAATGACAGCCCATGCGTCTTCAAGAGCCTGAACCCTTACGTCCATGATCAGCCTGCTGATGGCAAACGCCTGCTCGGCATTCACCACCATGCCGGTGGCTTCGTAAACCTTGTCAGCCCATTCTTCTGCGGTCATTGCCGCACCGCCAGGGCGCAAGCCACGCTGTCAGGGTTCACGCATGCCGCCCGTCGCAGTTCGGCTTGATGCTGGTTGTAGTCGTAGATGAGCAAGCCACCGCCAATGACGAGCATGGCGATAACGCCAACAACACCCAACCACACCTTCGTTTCGTCGCCCATCACTCGTCACCCTTCAGAGCATCGCGCGCGATCAGCACGGCGATCTCATGCCCATCCCGACAGTAGCCAATGTCCTTGCCCGGCATGCCGATGCGACGAAGCGCGTCGGTGTGCCTCTCGTACTCGGCATTGAGCCAGCCCACGTTATCAATCCAGGGCAGGATTGCCTTGTGAGCCTCAGACAGATCCGTCGAAAGCCTGTCTCGTTCTGCCCAAGCCATACCTCGTTCGTGCTGGATCTTCTCCATTTCAGACACCAGCCTAGACAGGTCCATCGCCGTCACTGTGCCGCCGTCCTTGACGTGCATGAACAGCCTGCGCGCCAGCGCTACACCTTCGTCAGCCATTGCATCCCTCCAGCGTCGCAAGTGCGATGTCGATAGCCTGCTGGTGTCTGTCACCGTCAGGGTTGATGATCGTGTCGTAGTCTGCGCTGTGTGCGATCTTCTCTAAGGCGGAGCGCAGCCGAGCGATTTCTCGCTCAGCCTCAGCCACAGCCTTGATCTGGAAAACCCCAGGCTTCACCTCGATGAGAAAGCTCTCGCCCGGAATGCTGCGCCCACCCCTTTCGACGTGGGCGCTACGCTCAGCGGCTGCGTCGTTCTGCCCCATCACGCAGCCTTCTTCTGGTGCTGGTTCAGGATCTTGCTGCGGAGGATAGCGACCTCGCTGAGCGTGACCCTTCCCACGTTCGGCATGAACCTAATCTTCTCCGCGCGAGCAGAGATGAACGAGTTGCGATCAAGCAGATTGACCCGACGAACCAGCCTCCACGCCCGGTTGGTCATCTTGTGATAACCAAACATCTCCATCTGCTCAGGCGTGAGGTTGGGAATAGACTCAAAGGCAAACTTCATCTGCCTCTTGGGAGCCAAGTTCATCGAAGCATACTTATCCCAGACAGGGTTCTGCCCATCATTGCGCCTCACAGGCTGAGGCTTCTCCTGCTGCGACACTTCCGTATGTTGGATGAACTTGCGCGAATAGCCATTGATCTGCTTCAGCGCATGGCGAAGCACATCAAGCTCGTCGGCTGCGTCATTGATGACGGTGGCGTGCGACATGCCAACAACGTTGGCGATGCGACGCAGGGCGTGAACATTATCAGACATCACTCTTCTCCCTTCTTGGTGGACTTAACTCGGTATCGGACAACACGAACCAGACCCAGCGCATCGAGGATGGACTGGCCCGGTTCACGACGCGCGTTCAGCACGTCGCAGACGTAGGCGGCAGACAGGCCGTGCTTCTCAGCGAACGCCTTCTGACTGCCTGCGTTTTTGCAGGCGGCGGAAAGGCGACGACACACTTCGACGGAGTCGAGATAAAGGTCGGCCATCACCACCACCCAAAGATAACGCCGGTCCCATGCACAATGCCGACCGGGAAGAACACGAGGCCAGCGATGAGCATCGCGGCCCAATTGGTTGCCACGCACGCGATGACATGCGCGACCATCGCGACGATGCACCACAGCAAGACAAGCGGGGGAACGATATCAGACATTCTTTTCTTTCCTCTCTGCGGCCAACCGTTCAAGCTCGTATTCATCTGGCTGAATGCGGCAGCGCAATCCATTCCAAGTGAAGTCGGTCGTGCCCCTCATGTGGCGACGAACCCACGCGAGAGACTCGCCGTCCATTTCAGAGTGACGCTTGCGCGCGTGTGCAGAAACCCAATGCCGCAGCGCCGCACGACGATCCCTGCCGGGCGGGATGTCTCTCAGCCTGAACACTTCGCGGGCTCCAAGCGGGTCCGTCAGAAAGCGAAGGCGAGGGCCGCTGTTGTGGCCGATCCACACGCTCCACTCATATCGGAAGGCAAGGGCAGCACCGAGTGCGACAGGGATGGCGCGATCCCTTGGTGCACCTTCGATGGTTCGCGGTGCAGCGTTGACCCACTTGCCATTCACCATCGCCATCGGGGCGCGCGCAGACATCGCCGTGCCATCGGGCTTTGCGAACGCAACCTCGTCCATGATCATAAGGGGCGAGAAGATGGAAGCGCCGAGCTTTCGTGCGTCTTTCGTCTGGATCGAGCGGACGCGCGAGAATTGCATCGTGCCTTCCGGCCACCGATCTGTTGGCGGACCCATGTTGACGTTCGCGTCTTGGACCATTCGCACATCGACGGGCCACAGCGCAGGCCGTCCATCATTGATGGGGACCAGGAACTCCGGCGATGCATTGGACCTTGCGTTGCTTAACGCCATCGGCACAGCGCCATCCATAGAGGCGAGCGGCACATAGAGACGGTGCCCTTTGTCCTCATCCTCACAGAGATGCAGGAATGTCAGGAGACGCTCAGCCGCCTCTTCGATATTGCATTCGACGTTGTCGTCCTCGATGTCTGGTTTAGACATTCTTCTCTCTCCTTTCAGCCTTGCGATGCGACCTCGCATCCTGAAGCGCCAGCTTCTTCCCGACCTTGTCGCCGCCCGCCGCGTGTTGCAGCGCATCGGCAATAGCCAAGGATCTCATGGCGCGATTTAGCTTTCCCTGTTCAGCCAGACGCCTCGCGTTCTCAGACAGGGCAACCGAAAGCCTAGCCAACATAAACGCTCGTTCGATCACGCCGCTTTCCCCGAGATCTGGATCATGGGGCATGCCCAATGGGGCAGCTTCACCACGAGCCAGCCATCAACCACCTCCCACGCAACATCCTGAGCGGGCTTCTTGGTGGGTAGCTTCACGTCATCGAGCGGCACGCCAACCGAACAGCCGCCATCCTTCCACGCAATGTGTCTGCATTCATGACGGGGCGTTCCATTCGGAGCGACGCTCATGCGGATCTTGCCAGCCATACGGTCGCGCTCAACGACAACGCGCTGAACGGGAGAGCCCTTCTCGTTCTTGGTAAGGCCAAGGCGCTGACAGACAGACTTGCTCAACGACACTGCGAGAGCGGGCGTTGCTCGCCCACCAGGGATGCGCCACGAAACAGTGACGCTGTCGCCCCTGCCAAGCTGAGTTTGGATACGTTCCCAGGTCATGCTGCCCCACGACGAATAGAGTTACGAACTTGGCTGCGAAGGTTGAGTGCGGAGCGCACGTCGGACGGGCTGTTGGAAACCGTCATGCCGAACTCTCTACCCCCAACAAAATAGACAAGGCGGAAGTGCTTGCCCCCAGCTTCAAGTTCCCAGGGAATGCCCGCCTCATCTAACTCCTTCACCGCCAAACCAATGTGATCCCTGACTTGCTTGGTGATCTTCATTGGAAGAGCCAGCGGATAATCACGCCAGCAGCCAAGCTGCCGGAGAAACCACCAAGGAAGATCAGGAGCAGAGCAACAGTGGCGGCTCCCCAGTCACGCCTTGCTTGACTTGTGCTGCTCGCACCAAGGCGCGACCTGACAGTATTTTTCGCATCGGAGATTCTCTCCAGGACGCTCTTCAACGCGACCCTTGTTTTCTCTCGCATAGGCTTCGGCCTCTTCTCTCTCGTTGGTTTCAAAAAGCTTGAGGGCTTTGACGCGCCCTTCTTTCATGACCGCCAGCTTGCCGGGTCGGAACCAGCGTTCCTCGTCGGTGCAGTCGGGCATGGCATCGCCCCAATCGAAGTTGCGTTCCGCGTCTTGGTGGATACGGATACGCTCAGTGACGTATGTCTGCCTCGCCTGCGGGCTCCAGAGTGTTTGGGGCAGAACTGCAAACGGGATTTGCGGATAGTCCGGACGACGCTCTGCCTCGTGCCGGTTCCAGTCGCGGATGATGGCGTTGATCGTCAGACCTGTGACGGTCCAGCCGCGCGTCGCTTCGATGAGGTAGGCGTAGCAGTTAAGCTGCCGCTCCCAATCCTCCTTCTCGTTCATCACCGCCCAGGCTGTTGTCATCTTGTAATCAGACAGGGCGACCTCTCGCCCGCCGTCAGTGTCGTTGCCAAGGATCTGGAGGTCGATGCCACCGGACAGACGCCAGCCGCTGACCATAGCGAACAGCCGCTCCTCAGCGATGTGTTCGCTGTCCGCGCCCTGCTCAACGACCGTGTGCATGGCCCGGCCCATCAGAGACCAGAGCATGTCCGACACATCGACCACGATGTCGTCCCGCTTCTCGTGCTTGAGGATGCGGATCTTGGGCGAGCCGATAAGCTCGGTCACAGATATGTGTGCGTTGCCCCGACTATAGGTGTCCCGCATAGCGAGATTGACCAACGTCTGGGGGAGGTTGTGAATGTTAGTGATCTTCGGCATGGCGTGAACATATCACGATGCATCATAAGCGCAATAGCTGAGTGGCGAATATCGTGGAAAAAAATGCAGGCTTGCCCGGCCACTGCATGTTGTGCATGGTCCGTCTATGAAGCCAGTATATCTAGTGGTCTATGGCGAGCCAGCCAGCAAGGCGAACAGCCGCAAGCTGGTCCTCTTCGGTAACCGGCCCGCGTCGATCAAGTCGGACAAGGCCAGGGGCTACGCTCGGGACTTCGTCCTTCAGGTGCGGGCGCTCGATCCCTTGATGGAGGGCGAGCTACGCATGGATCTCTGGATCTACTACGCCAGCCAGCGCCCCGATCTGGACGAGAGCCTCATCCTCGATCTGCTCCAGGACAAAGTCTATAAGAACGACCGTCAGGTCAGGGAGCGGCATGTCTATCACATGCTAGACAAGGCAAGCCCCCGCGTGGAGATCCTCATCCAGCCGCGCGACGTTGACGCTGGGGCAGAAGAACTAGCCCGAGTGCGCGCCATGTATGGGAAGAAGTAGGCCAAGGTCCACGTCTCACCTTGGCTGCCTGGGATTGCGAGGCGGGGGAAGAACCTACCCAGGGCATGAGGTGCAAGTTGTCTGCACGGAGCCCTGACTATATGCAGGGTATCGCTGAGCAGATCAATACAAAATCTAGGCTGGCACACTCACACTGTAAGATGCCGATAACCTAGCGGCCTGTCGGCCAGGGGAAACCTCTTGCCTTTGCCCGGCTGATCTGGATATACCGAAAGGCGAAGGGGCCGCCCGGCAAGGCAGCCCCTTCAAACGACACCCTGCTGCTACAGGGTGGGCATAGACGCCATGTGCGATCTATCTCCCGCTTCCCCCTGGTGCGTCAAGGTGTTTCTGGCGGCAGCGCAAGCTGTCTTCGGGGGCTGCTACCGTTGCTCTCCCCTGCCACGAACAGACGCAACTCACGTCTGCGGCTCTTCGCTAAAGAGCCGAACAAAAATCCGGGTTCAGGTGGGCCATTCCTTCCCGGAGCCTATACGGTCGGCGGGGCAGCACCCCGCAGGAGGTACGGAACTACCTAGCTGTCCAGCCGGGAGTGACTCCCTGGACCTGAAGCTAGGTAGGCAGACGCCTAAAAATGTCTGCGGCGGGGCTGGGTTGGCATCCTAGCTTTGAAGGGAACCGAGTACGCGGCTGGGCCTAGGCCCGGCCCCCCCTAGTCAGGGGCTTCCAAAGTCTCCCCCAGGGGCAGACCGGAAGGCGGAAAGGCAGAGAGCTATGCTCGGAGGGGAACGATGAAGCCGATCAAAGATCCTGAGTTGAAGCGTTGGTTTGCGGCGAACGCCGAAGCCCTATCGTCTGTCGGAGGCAAGGCCAAGGCCCAGGCGGTCAGGTGGGCTGCCTCCAATAAGGAGGCGGTTGTCGAGCCGACAAAGGCGAAGGAGTATAAGCCGAACAGCAAGGCGTTCTGGCAGGGCCAGAGTTTCGGCCCGGCGTCTCCCGTCCGCAAGATTGACCCGGCAACATACAAGCCAACCAAAGATTAGTGTCTAGGTCTATCGCAAGACACAACATCTAGTTCATCTAAAATCTATTGCTTGGGTGGCTGGTTGTGTGTAGTCTTCTCGTCCTTCTGGGGGAAGGTTATGCAAGCCATTGAGAAAGAATACATCCTGGCAAGAGCCAAGGATGGTCAGACTAGGGTAGCCTGTCCTGCGTGTGGTCCTGACCGTAAGGCTAAGAACGACCCGACCCTCTCCATCAAGCAGGATGCGGCTGGCATTCTCTGGAATTGCCATCACTGCGGCGTCAACGGTTCGATGGGGAGAGGCGGTAAGGTGAGTGCGGTTATTCCGATCAAGACCTACACGGCTGATGAGGTGGACTTCTC